ACTGGCCTGATCATGTTAATGCTGACGAAGGTAAACGTACCAGATGGACTAACTCAGAGATCATGTTAGACCATCCACTACGGAGGAAAGAAAATGTTAGAGACCCTTCGGTCTTCACTGGTGGCCTTACTACGTCACTTACAGGACTTCACTGTGATATTGCTGTCTTGGACGATGTCGTTGTGTACGAAAATGCTTACACAGGCGAAGGACGTAATAAAGTTAAAAGTCAGTACTCTCTTCTCTCGTCTATCGAAGGGGCTGAAGCGAAAGAGTGGGTCGTAGGTACACGTTACCATCCCTCAGATTTGTATAACGATCTTCTTCAAATGGTAGAAGATCAGTATGATGAAAGAGGCGAAAAGGTAGGTGAGGATAATATCTACGAGATATTTGAGAAACCTGTAGAGGACAGAGGGGATGGAACTGGTGAGTTTTTGTGGCCTCGTAGTCAACGCAAGGATGGTAAGTGGTTCGGGTTTGACCTAAAAATTCTAGCCAAGAAACGTGGTCAGTATTTAGACAAAGGACAGTTCAGAGCACAGTACTACAACGATCCATCCGATCCTGACAATGTACCTGTAGGTTCTGACAAGTTTCAATACTATGAAAGAAAACACATTCGTGAAGACAACGGATACCTTTACTACAAGGATAATCGACTCAACGTCTTCGCTGCGGTGGATTTTGCTTTTAGTCTGGGTAAACGTGCTGATTACACAGCTATTGTCGTGGTAGGTATAGATGCAGACAACAACATCTACGTCTTGGACATCGACAGATTCAGGACTGACAGAATCTCTGAGTACTTCGACCACATCCTACACCTATCCAACAAGTGGTCATTTAGAAAACTTAGAGCAGAAACCACTGTGGCGCAGATGGCTATTGTCAAGCAACTCAAGGAACTTATCAAACAACATGGACTTGCTATAAGTATCGACGAGTTCAGACCTAACAAAAGTCAAGGTAATAAACAGGAACGTATCTCTTCCGTCTTAGAACCTAGATATGATAACCTAAGCATCTGGCACTACCGTGGTGGTAACATACAGATACTTGAAGAAGAACTATCGTCACGTAACCCTCCGCACGACGATGTGATTGATGCCCTAGCCTCAGTTGTAGATATGGCTGTCAAACCTGCACGTGCAGTTCGTAGGCAAAAGGATAATGTAGTGCAGTTTAATAAAAGATTTGGTGGAGTTTCCTTCTAATGGCTGGAACAACTATTGACATAGATCATTTCATTGATCCTCATGCTCTCGCAACTGACATCACAGATCGTTGGACATCTTGGAATAATGCTCGTCAGACTAAGATTGAAGAGTGGAAAGAACTGCGTAATTACATTTACGCAACCGATACACGTACAACGTCTAACAATAAGCTGCCTTGGACGAACAGTACAACAACACCTAAGCTAACACAGATAGCCGACAACCTACATGCTAACTACTTTTCAGCTTTGTTCCCCCAGCAAAGATGGTTTAAGTTTGAGGCACATGATACTGACTCAGACCTAAAGAATAAACGTGATGTTATTCAGGCTTACATGGAGAATAAAATCCGTCAGTCTGACTTTGAAAACACAGTGAGTAAACTAATTAATGACTACATCCAGTACGGTAACTGTTTCGCCACAGTTGACTTCTCCAGAGATTATACTGAGTACGACGATGGAGAACGTATTGTCAACTACATTGGACCTAAACTTGTCCGTATCAGCCCCTTTGACATCTGTTTCAACCCACTTGCCCCAAGTTTCGGAGATAGTCCTAAAGTTGTCCGTTCTATTTTAACCCTAGGGGAAGTTGCTCGTAAGGTAGAAGAGACTGTAGACAATGCCTACATGAAAGAAATCCTTGACAAGATGTTAGCCAATCGGTCATCTATGTCAGGACAGGATGTAGACACAAACAAGTCTCAGGCATTTACAGCTGATGGTTTTGCAACTCTGTCAGAATACTATGAGTCTAACTATGTAGAGCTTCTTACATTCTACGGAGACATCTACGATTCAGAAAATGGTAAGTTTTACAAGAACCGTATTATTACAGTTGTTGATCGTGCTTATGTCTTTATGAACGAACAAAACCCTAGCTGGTTAGGTAAGGCTTCTATCTTCCATGCTGGCTGGCGGGAACGTCCTGATAACCTATACGCCATGGGTCCTCTAGATAATCTTGTAGGTATGCAGTACCGCATCGACCACCTAGAAAACCTCAAGGCTGATGTCTTTGACCAGATTGCATACCCGATCATCAAGATTCGTGGTGACGTAGAGGACTTCGACTTCGAACCTGCCGCACGTATCTACATGGGTGAAGAGGGTGACGTAGGGTACCTAGCCCCTGATGCTACAGCCTTGAATGCTGACTTCCAAATTCAAACCCTAGAAAACAAAATGGAAATGTTAGCAGGTGCTCCTCGTGAGGCTATGGGTATCCGTAGTGCAGGTGAGAAGACAGCATTCGAAGTACAACAGTTGATGACAGCAGCTGGTCGTATCTTCCAACACAAGACAGCCCACTTTGAACGTGTGTTCCTTGAGCCAATCCTTAATGCAATGCTTGAAGCGGCTCGTCGTAACATGGATATTGCAGATACAGTTCGTGTCTTAAATGACGATTCAGGTCTGTACTTCTTTGAGCAGATTACCAAAGAAGATATCATGGCTAACGGTAAGATCGTACCTATGGGTGCTCGTCACTACGCAGAACGTGCTAACCGTGTACAGAACCTGACACAGCTATACCAGTTGAAGTTATCAGACCCAACTATGGCAGCACACTTGTCAGGTAAAGAGTTTGCTCGTCTTCTAGCTGATGAACTAGGTGAGCCTAAGTTGTTTGCTGAAAATATCACAATAACAGAACAACTAGAAACACAACGTATCGCAACTGAGGCTGAAGTTCAGTTTGAAGAAGAGCAACAGATTGCAATAGAGAAAGGACTATAATGCCCTACCAAAACGGAAAGAAGATGCCTTACGGTACAGGTGCTAAGAAGAAGCCACCAGTAACAACTAAGACATCAGTTACAATCAAGAACCAAGTTAAATGTCAGTGTGGATGTGGAGGCTAACATGGGTTACGGAATGAAAAAGTCAACCAAGAAAAAGCCACCAATCAAAAAGAAATAAATGAAATCACACTGGTTCAAACAATGCAAGACGCAAGAAGATAAGGATAAGGTTCGCCAGAATATCCTGTCTAACCAAGATTCACTCTTACGTCTTGAAGTAATTCTTGAGTCGTTACTCAAGGAAACCCCATCGACAGCCGACTATGATAGTCCGTCATGGGCGTACAAAGAAGCTGATCGTATCGGCTACAATCGTGCACTTAACCAAGTGCTAGATATCATCAACTTAGATAAGGAATAGATTATGGTATTTTCTGACAGTGCTGTAACCGCACAGACTGAGCAGGTAACAGAGCAGACGCAAACTGAAACCGCACCACAGGAATCTTTTTTGCAGAAACTCGTAGAGGCAAAGGGAGAGAACTGGAAAGACCCTGAAGTCTTAGCTAAAGGTAAACTCGAAGCAGATGGCTACATCAAAACTCTTGAAGAGCAACTAGCCACCATGCGAGAGGATATGAAGAAGCGAGACTATCAAGCCGAGATTCTCGACCAGTTGCAGAACAAGGCTACTGACACTGCCACAGTAGGAACTGCAACGCCCAATGATATTGGCAGCACAGAGACACAGAACACCACTGCAAGTCTTAGTGAGAACGATCTTGAAAGCCTTGTTGAAAAGACACTGGTCAAACGTGAACAGGACTCTGTCATTAAGCAGAACCTCTCACAAGTAGATCAAGAGCTAGTTAGTTCTTTCGGTACTGAAGCGGAAGCAACAGTCCGAAATAAGGCACAGGAACTAGGTATGTCAATGGAACGTCTACGTGATATTGCAGCCGAATCTCCTACTGCTTTCTTTGCTCTTATCGGTCAACCACAGAAAACCTTTAGCCCTATGGTTCAAGGCTCTGTCCGTACCGAAGGTGTTAATATGCAAGCCTCGAATGCACGTGACTGGCAATTCTACCAGAAGATGCGTCGAGAAAACCCTAACCAATACTACTCACCCAAGGTCCAACAACAGATGATTCAGGACCGAATGAACATGGGTGACAAGTTCGGAAACACTTAGAAAGGACTAGCAAATGGCTGGTATGATTTCCTCTAACACGGACATGCAGCGTCTGATCCGTGCTGAGGTTTACTCCTCAGAACTAAAAGAAATCCTACGTGACGAAATGATGGCACAGTCTGTCGTTCGTATGTTGGATGGATTCCCAGATGGTGACACATTCACTATCCCAACAATCGGTGAAACAGCAGTAACTACATACACTGAAGATAACGCAGTTTCATACGTTCCAATGGATACAGCTGAGTTCCAGTTCAGCGTTGACAAGTATCTACAATCAGCTTCATACATCACCAAGAAAGCTGCGCAGGATTCGTTCTACTCAGCACAACTTGAAGCACGTTTCGTTCCAGAACAAGCACGTGCAATTATGGAGCACTTCGAAGCAACTACTATGGCTGCACCTGAAGTTGGTGTTACAGCTAACTCTTCTGAGACAGTAGACGGTGCAGCACACCGTATCTCAGGTGGTAACGGTGGTAAACTAGAACTTGAAGATTTCGCATTTGCTCGTTATGCATTGAAGAAATCTAAAGTTGCTGACCGTGCATTGGTTGCTGTTGTTGACCCATCAGTAGAATATCAGTTGAACACACTGACAAACATTGTCAACGTGTCTAACAACCCAATGTGGGAAGGTATTGTACGTGACGGTATCGCAACAGGTATGCGCTTCGTAGCAAACGTATACGGTTTCGACGTATATACTTCAAACTACTTGAAGAACGATGTTGCGGATGCTGCACTAGCAGAACGTGATGGTACAACAACCAATGACTTCTCAGTCACTAACGGTGTTGCTAACTTGTTCTTCTCAGCGGATGCGGGTTCTAACCCATTCGTTGGCGCATGGCGTCAGATGCCTGAAGTGGACTACGAGTACAACAAAGACTACCAACGTCACGAGTATGTAACTACTGCTCGTTACGGTGTCAAGACGTACCGTCCAGAAGGTATTGTCACAATCGTGTCAGACCCAGCGGTATAATAACTTTTGGGTATCCCTTCGGGGGTACCCTTCACTTTTTTGTTGACAAAAGATATTTTTTGGTTTATAATATCTTTAACACTGGCAGGGGTTCCTAATGGCTAATGTAAATCACTCATCTTTAACTGACCCTTACTTGCACGAACCGAAAGGTATATCTAGTGCAGGTACAGGGCAAGTATATGTAGCTGATGGTGCAGGTTCAGGGGATTGGGTTGAAAAGACTCGTTTTATTGGAGCTTACATAGGCTTCGATGCAACAACACCTGCATATCAGCACTCAATAACAACTTCAGATACAATACTTAATCCAACATTTTCAGTTGCAGCCCTCAATGGGTTTACTGGTGAGACTTCCCCTAATGCTCGTCTGAAGTACACAGGTTCTGAATACATTGATGCTCAGATTGTCTTTACCATTTCTTCAAAGAATGCTGGCAGTGTAACACACAATGCTGAGTTTTCTTTATTTAGAAATGGAACTGAATTAGGGGGTTCACGTACTATCCGAACCATTTCAGCAGGATCATGGGGTTCTATTTCTGTTTTTGGTTTTACACAATTTGCGACAAACGATTACCTAGAAGTAAAAGTTAAAGGCGATGCTGCATTTACACTTGACGTAGCTTCAGCCTTTATGTCTATTACAGGATCGGCCCGATAAAATGAAAACAACTCTCTTACAGATAGTACAATCTATTCTGTCGGACATGGACTCTGAGGATGTCAACAGCATTTCAGATTCTGTTGAAGCACAGCAAATTGCCTCGGTAGTTGAGGATACGTACTACAACATTATCTCAGCTAGGCTAATACCTGAACACAAGAAGCTGTTGTCATTAACATCTATGAGTGACACAAGCCGACCCACACACTTTAGGTATCCTGACAATACAAAAAACATTCAGCGAGTAGACTATAATATAAGCTCTACAGCTACCCCTAACTTCAGAGAAGTTCTCTATTTAGAACCTGAAGAATTTTTAAACAGAATGAACCAGACAGGTCTAAAGGTAGAAACGTACAATGACCTTGTAGACATCTTTGTTAGCACAGATAGAGCACCTACCTATTATACATCTTTCGATGACTACCATATCATCATGGACGCATATGACTCTAGTGTCGAATCAATTCTAGCTTCTAATAAAACTAGGGCATTTGGTGAAATAGTTCCAGCATTTAGTCAAACAGATTCATTTGAACCTGACCTAGATAACACACTAATGCCTTTGCTTCTAGCTGAAGCTAAGTCAGCATGTTTCTCTATGTTCAAGGGTGGATCAGACCCTAAGGTAGAACAAGCAGCAAGACGTTTAAAGTCTTACATTCAAAACGACCAGAGTAAAATTCGTCGATCAAATGTTCGGAACAGATACGGAAGAAACTAGATGATTGAATATGACCACGACACAGCAAACCAACACTGTGTCTGTAAGTCAGATAAACTACTTACAGATGTACACATTGAAAAAGAAATAGGTGGGTACAGGTTTTTCTTAATCAGATACGAAAAAGGTAAGGTACCTAAAGAACTATCTGGACGTTATACAACTATATCAGCTGCACAACGGGACTTAGAAAGATATCTTCGGAGTCAACCAGTTTCTAAAATGAAACGTGTCAAAGACCGTGCAGACGAAAGAGAGAAAGAACGTAATGCCGCAAAATCTGAATCAGAAGGCAGTTAATAATTTCGTCAGAGGTTTGATTACTGAGGCAGGTGAACTTACGTTTCCTGAGGGTGCTTCCGTTGACGAACTTAACTGTGATCTTCGACGTGATGGTTCTCGTCGTAGACGCTTAGGGGTAGCATACGAAGACAGTAATGTTCTGTCTGCCTTTACCCTAAGTGATTCTGAGATACTACATACAGGTGATTGGGTAAACGTAGGCGGTAACGCTGACCTAGAGTTCCTAGTTGTTCAGAAAGGTTCTACTCTTTATTTCTATAACAAGGGTGGTCTTCCTTATTCAGCACAGATAGAATCTAATTCTGTCGATTTGACAAGTAATGAGTATGCGGGTTCCTTAGGTGCTGAAAACTCTAAGTGTCAGTTTGCCAGTATTAAAGGCAACCTTATTGTCTCCTCTCCTCAGATCAATACAGTTGCTATTGAGTATGACATTAACGCAGGTACCTTTACGGTAACTGAGATTGAGTTTGAAATTCGTGACTTCGAGTGGCAGGGTGACACATCTACCTACTACAATAACGAAAGTTCCCCAAGCCAAGACCGTAAGTACGATGCACAGAACACAGGTTGGAACACAGGTAATGGTGCTCCATCTGACCTTACTAAACGCCTAACACACCCTTGGTACTCTGGTAAAGATTCTTCAGGTAACTATAGTAGCAGTGAGTGGGAAAAGGTTTACGCAGGTACAACCCTTACAGGTAATGGTCACTACATCCTAGACTTCTTCACTAAAGACCGTGGGTCTAAGTCAGGTCTAACAGGCTTGACAAAGATGACAGACCCTGAGTCTACTCGATTCCGTTCTGTAGAATCTTTTGCAGGTCGTGTATTCTATGCAGGTCTAGACAGTGCTCAGAATGCGGGTACAATTCTTTTCTCGAAACTCGTTGACACAGTAAATGACCTAGGAATCTGTCACCAACAGAATGACCCTACATCAGAACAGATATCAGACCTCTTAGATACTGACGGAGGTGTTATCAGAATACCCGATGCAGTTAAAATACTAAGACTGTATGCTTTCCAGAACTCCCTCTTCGTATTTGCTGAGAACGGTATCTGGCAGATCAGTGGTGTAGATGGTGTCTTCAGAGCTTCTGAGTTTTCTGTCAACCGTGTCTCTCGTATCGGTATCCTAAACCCTGAGACATTCGTTTCAGCTGAGGGTGTTCCTTTCTGGTGGTCAAACTTTGGTATTCATACTCTACAGACAGACCCAGTGTCAGGACAGGGTTCTCAACAGAACCTAACCATTCCTACTATCCAGAGTTTCTGGGACCAGATTGATGCGGATGCTAAACTAAAAGTTACAGCTACATATGATGGTATAAACAAACGTATATACTGGGCATATCCTGATAACGATGAAACTATCACGTCTAAACTAAATAACTTTTTAGTACTTGATATTCCTCTTCAGGCATTCTACCCTTGGAAAATATCTGACCAGACATCTAATACAGATGCAGTTGTTGGTATGGCTTTCTATTCAGGTTACGGTGCTAAAGAGTTAGAGCTTGATGTCACCTCTAATGGTGGTGCTGATGATGTTGTTAGCTACGATGTATTAACAGCTACCTCTCTTGTAATCTATACTACACAAAACAGTACTCAAGGTACAATGGAGTTTATAGACTCTTCTCATACAGTTTCAATCGGTGACTCTGTAAATATAAATTCTACTCCAATGGTTTCCCTAGCAAACTTCTTAGGTATTGATGTTGCTAGTATTCAACAAGAAATAACAGTTTCTGCAACGACGAGTACATCTTTTACTGTACCTATAACATATACAGCCAACCAGAATACTACAGGTTCGATTACATGGCCCTTTGCTTATGAGTACGGTAATGTATCAACGGCTAATGATGTTGTCTCTGCACAGATAAGTACGTTTACCACAGGTGACCCTGCTATTATTCTTATCTGTCGTAACGGTTCGGATAACAAGATCACTATGGGTGGTTTTACAAGTACATCCTTCCTAGACTGGGGTGACACTAACTACATATCCTTTGCTGAAACAGGTTATGACTTTATAGGCGATCCTGTCCTAAAGAAGAATGCACCCTACCTTATCACCTATTGTCGTATGACAGAGACAGGTTTTACAGGTAACGAGATAGACGGTTATGAAGCTATAAGACCTTCCTCAGCCCTTGTGTCAAGTGCATGGGACTTTAAAGATACATTTAGCACAGCTCAACAAATTTATCGTAAGAAATATCCAGTAGTTGTTGACCCTAACAATATTTCAGAGTATAATTACCCTGAGGATGTTATAACAACTCGTGTAAAAATACGTGGTCATGGACGTTCTATGAGACTACGTTATGAAAGTGAACAAGGAAAAGATTTTATCCTCCTAGGATGGGGTATTATTTTAGGCCGTAACCCAAGGTTCTAATGCAAGTACAATCTAAAAGTCTAAACGGAGTAAAAGGTTCTTGTTTCGAAATCCGTTTAGAATATAACCCACAGTATATGATTGTCCATCTACCTGTTGTAGAAAAAATGACAAGAGATATTTTTCTAGAACTGAAATTCTTACTAGAAGACTGGTCAGAGTTTTTTAAAATGGTAGGTTACAAAGGTATACATGCAGTAGTCGAACCTGACAGCAAAGCTGAAAAACTAGCTAAAATGTTAAACTTCGAACTACTTGGTGATTATCAGAGTAATCACATATTAATATATAAGGATTAAGAGATGGGTCCAGCGTTACAAGTAATAGGTCTAGTTGTAGGCTTCACGCAAATGTCTGCGGCACAGGACAATATGGCTCGTGCTGAAGAAGCCTCACGTAATGCAGCAGCTGCACAGAAACAAGCAGCAGAAGCACAACAACGCCAACAGGAACTAGCTGCTGCTCGTGAACGGAGACAGGCTATTCGTGCAGGTATTGTCCAGAGAGCACGTCTAAGAGCACAGGCACAGGTAATGGGTGCAGGTGGTGGTTCAGGGGTAGCTGGTGGTATCTCTAGTATATCTTCACAGATCGGAGCTAACCTAGGGTTCGGTACTCAGATGACAGGACTAGGGCGTGAATATACAGCAGCCACAGGACGTGCAGCTGACTTCGGAGCACAGGCTGGTATCTACCAAGCACGTGCATCCTCTGCAAGTCAGATGTCAAGCATGGGTTTCAGCATGTTCGGACGAGGTGGTGGGTTTAATTCAAGCACGTCTATGTTTGGCGGCGGTAATTCATCCTTCTTTAATCCTCTCTTCGGTGGGGCTGGTCTGGGCAGTTTTTCTGGGGTATAGGTTAATAAATGGCATCCTTCTCTAATACACTCAGCAATGCGGTTTACAACGAGGACTTCCTCAAGAAGATGACTCTTGAGTTTCCTGCCGAAAAACCTTACAATGCTCTGAGTGAAGTTGAACGTAACAAGTCACAGGAAATTTCTATTACATCAGGTGCTCCACTTGATAAGGTAGAGGCTGAACGTGAACAGGGTTACAATGAATCTGAGGTTCAGGCTAGAACTAATGGTCTGAATACTGACTATGCAGCTGAGATTGACAAAGCCTACAACGAAGGTATGACCGCTGACGAGATTGTCAACATCATTGAACAAAAGGCTGAGAAGGGTGAGGATATGTCAGTGAGTGAATACTTACTGATTCAGAACCTTATGCTAGGCGACAATGATGTAAACCCATATGCTTCCAGAACTTTGACAAATATGACGATCTGGAATAATATGCTAATGAAAGAGATCGAAGAGAACGATCAATCGGGTATCTCTAAGGTCTTGTCATTCCTAGACGTAAACGTCCTACGTGAACTTACCATCGGTGCTTTCGAGAATGTTACCTTCCGTTCTAACCGTGAAGGTCGTGATATCAGACAAGCCTTTAACTCTATGTCACCCTCTGAGTTTGAAGAGTGGTCCAGAGAATATATCGAAGAACGTAAGACAGAGGGTATCTTCTCAGAGGATAGTATCTGGAACCTCTACAAACAGGCTAATGATGCAACCTACCTAGGAGATGATCCTATGGCGGGTGTATATGCATTGTTTGGTGCTCTTGACATTGCTACCTTAGGTTCTACTAAACTAGCCTCTGGGGCCTTGAAGGGTGTCAAAACAACTATCGCATCTGCACCTGAAGTTGCAAGTAAACTGACAAGCCTTACAAAAGTACGTAAACCTGTAGATGCTGTAGCTGTTTTGTCAGACGAAGGACAGGCAGCATCAGCATTAAATAAAATGGTTGACGATGTAGGTGCTCAGACAGATCAGGTCAATGCAGGTCGTGGTTTAACAGAAGAACTTGATCCTGTAAAGGGGCCTATCGAACGCCCTAGCCAAGTCAAGGTACGTGACAACACCCTAAAGAACCGTATCGTAGAGGAACTAGAAGAAGCTAATCGTAGGGGTTCTTTCGGTGAGTTCCTTCCTCGTTCAATCATAGACGAAGTTGCCACACAGACTGCCGATAAGGTAGCACGTCGAACAAACAATGTAACGGTGAATACGAAGACTGTCGTAGCTGAGGGATCAGACGACTACAAGGTTATTGTTCGTATGGGTAAGGACGGGTCAGGTGTAGCATTCCGTCGTAAGATGGATGCTGAGGCTATTGCCCAGACTGACCCAAGCCTACGTGTTGTCAAGAAAGAACAGGGACGTGGTTGGTGGATTGAGACTGAACAAAGACTAGACTTGACAAACAAAGCACCTCAACTAGAAATTCTAGAAAAGGGTAACTTTGTCAGTGATGCTATCAACAAAGTCTTTGGGGCATCTACTGTACGCCTAGGGGATAAACTAGGTGCTAAGTTCCTTCAGGCTGAAGCTGGACAGGCTCTTGTCGGTGATATCATAAAGCCTTACCAAACGAAGATTCGTAAGGTAAAAGGCAAAGAGTTGGAAAACCTGTCAGACTTCCTTACAAAACTACGTGACGGTGAACTTTCCTACCTACGTAAGGCTCCAACTAAAGAGTCCTTCGAGTCTCTCTACAAAACATTCTATGGTAAGGCTCCTGAGAAACCAACTGTAGATGCATATGATGCTCTTATGGATATCAACGATGCAGCATGGCACATCCAGTCATCTAACAGACTGAAACGTGCAGTGTCTCTAGGTGGTGTTCATGTTGATCTAGGTAACGGTTTTGGCGGTGTTGGTTTCAGAGTAGCTAACAACCAAGTAGATGACAGTGTTCTTGATCTAGCGACTAACCGTCCTATCCAACCATCTAAACTTGACGGTGATGCTATCGTATTCAAGATGGCTGACCCTTACCTTGACCACATCTACGTGACTAACCCTATGTCAACTCGTGTCTTAGAACGTGTAGACGTTATGCCTTATAACGTAGGTGGCCCTCGTACTAACTCTGAGTTCCGTTGGTTTGTAGGCACTACCAAGGAACAATACCTAGCATCAGGTAAGAGAGTATCTACTGGCTTCAAAACAATGCTAGGTTCTTTCGGTAAGGAACAGGCAGTATTAGCTCGTACACAACTAAACAGAATTTCTAGTAAGGTTGACGAGTTGATGCGTAATGCAGGGGTGGATGACATACAAAACTTGTCTCTAACTAAGGCTGACTATGATGCCCTAGGTGACATCATCCGTTCTAACAATGCATGGAACAAACACATCACAGACTTAGAAGACTTACAACGTCTAGGTCGTGAGTACAACTTTAACTTTAACGAACAGTTTGTCTTTAAGGCACGTGACGAAAAGGTTACAGTTGAGATGTCAGGACAAGACCCTAGCCTTACAGGTGTATCTGTAGGCGAGGCTGTCAGTTCATCCCTAAACAGTGCTCGTATGAAACGTAGTGACACACCTCTGATGGAGTTCGGCGGTAAGAAAGCTACGAATGCTAACCCAATCACAGCAATGGCTGATCAGTTCGGTATGGAAGCCTTTGGTTATGCTAACCGTGCAGCCTCTAAGAATGCTATAGAAGGGTGGAATAGACTAGCTGATGTCAATAACGGTTTGATTACAAACTGGGATGACATCAAGGGTTTAGACCCTATGCAGAGATTCCTTCAGGCTGAGGTTACCAAGACAGGTAAGTTCAACGACATTGCAGCACAGCTTCGTGAACAGCAAGACGTTATCAAACGCAGGTTGAATCAACCAACATGGTTGTCAGACAAGTGGGAAACATTCACACGATCCGCTACAGAAGCTATCTTCGAGAAGACAGGCTTCAAGGCTGATCTAACAAAGACGGACCCAGCCTCTCGTTTACTTCAGGTTGGTTTCTATTCTAAGTTTGGTTTCTTTAACCCTGACCAGTTTATGCTTCAGGCTCTACATAGTCTGACAATCGTAGGTATTTCTCCTAAGGCTGGTGCTAAGGCGATGGGTCTTACAGCACCTATGCTTGCGATCCTACACCCTAACATGAATAAACAAGCAAGAGCCTTAGGTATCCAACGCTTGTCTAAGATGTCAGGTCTTACTGTCGATGAACTAAATGAAATGGTACGTTACATTGACGAGAGTGGACGTAACATTATTGACAACCAAGTTATCGAACTTCAGGCACCACAGAAATTTGGTGCTGCTAGTACACTTCAGGGTAAAGCACAAGAAAGTGTCGGTAAATTCCTAGACACATCTACTCTATTCTTCAGAGAGGGTGAACGTACATCACGTCTAACAGGTATTATCACAGCATTCCTTGAACATCGTGCTAAACGTCCTGATATTAACCCACTATCACCTGAAGGTAAGACGTGGATTACTAACCGTGAACAAGACCTAACCTTCCGTATGACAACAGCATCACGTAGTTTTGCTCAGTCAGGTCCTATGAGGGTACCTACACAGTGGCTGTCATTCTCTTTACGTGCTCTTGAGAACATAACCGTAGGACGTAACTTTACCGTAGCTGAACGTGCTCGTATGTTTGCTGTCATGGGACCTATGTGGGGTATGACAGGTTTAGGTGTCGGTCAGATGACAGGCTTTATTACAGAGAAACTAGGCTACGATTCAACTGATCCTCAGACTGTCAAGATGTTCAACCTAATCAAGTACGGTGCTTTCGATCAGCTACTAGGTTGGGGTCTAGGTACTGAGACAGCCTATGCTACACGTGCAGCACCCTTAGGTCAGATTCAGGACACCTACCGTAAACTCTTCGATGAAAGCCTAGTGACTACACTCTTCGGTCCTTCAGGTGAAATTGCAGGTGATATGAAATCAGTAGCAGTCTCAGCTATCCGTTCTATGTTTGCAGGTCGTACTGAAATGGTACGTGAGGATTTGACACAGCTAGTCCGTAACCTGTCAACAGTAGACAAGGCTGTCAAGATAGCTGAACTAATCGAAACTGGCAACTACCGTAGTAAGACACGTAAACTGGCTGTCAGTGGTTTGACACCTAATGATGCGGCGGCTGTACTTATGGGTGCAACACCTGCACCTGTACAGAACTACTACGATTACACAGAAATGGTTTACAAAAAGAACCAAGTTTACCGTGATCTTTCTAAAAAGTTGACAGGCAAGGCTACTTTAGCAATGAGCCTCTTGACAAATGGCGACGAATCTGATATGATTAGAGGAACAAAACTTTGGGAAGAGATTACTGATGAACTATGGGCATCACGTCTTTCCAATGAACTAAAGATCACTCTTCAGAATAGTCTTGTAAATGTTGGTGGTATCATTGACGTAATGAAAAATGCCCACAGACTTGATCTAGGGTATGAAGCTGGTGTCTTATCCCAGCAAACGCAGTAAGGAATTATTATGGCAAGTTTTTCAGTAGATATGGGAGAAGCTGGCACAGCCTATGAAAAAGGCGTGACAATGCCAAGCTATAGAATCTACGATGCAGCCTCTAATCAGGCGGTTGCTTTGGGTAAAGGTATCTTCGATGTCTTAGATGACTATGCAAAAGCCCAACAGACATCACAAGCCAGTGTAAACAGGCAACTGTATTCTGACTTTGCTAAGGGTGTCAACAGTATTAAAGGACAGAACCCTACACAGGCACGTTCTAGTCTTAATTCCCTTATTGCCCAGATGTCATCACAGGGTCTAGAGATTGGTGAGGCAGAGAGTAAGCTCGTTCAGACTACCTTAGGTATAAACCTAGACTACCTAAATGCAAACCCTCGTCAGGCTATGATGGACAAGGTTAATAAAACCTTACAGGAAAGTCCTGCCTATTATCTACTGGCTAAAGACAAACTTATAGCAGCAGGTAATGCTAATCCTACTGAGCAAGAAGTCTTTGAAAAAACAATCAGCATGATTGCTCAGATTGATGCTGCTAATCTTATCTCAGCTAATGCTAAGACTATGTCACAGGCTGAGTGTGATGCT